AGACATTGAAGGTGGTCACTTGACAGTCCCGGAACTTGACACAGCGTTCGCTATCGGCGACCGATCGCTCCTGCTGTTTGATGGGCAGTCATTGCTGCACGGCGTAACCCCGTTCCGCAAGATGTCAGACAAAGCCAATCGCTACACCATCGTGTTCTATTCCCTTGAGGGTATGTGGCGTTGTGACCCACCCGGTGAGGAAGTGAAATCGTTCAACCGCTCCCGCACTCAGAACGAACGAAACAGAGTCGCCAAAGACAAGAACAGGACAATCCCCAATGGACATTAAATTGAAAAAGGAACTGCAAGACTTGGCAAGGAAAGACCACGCCAAAGGATGGTTCGCTTGCATCAATGCCATCACAACTATTGAGTCGCTTGAAACCGAAATGAACAAGGCGCGAAGGCTTGCCCTCGCATGGGAAGCGACCGCCCGCGCTCACGAAACGCCCCCGTTTGATGCTGTCAAAGAAGCCGCAGCAAGATCATGGATCGGAGCATTGCCGTGACAGATTTTCGTCGCCTTTGGCCGATTTACATTCCGAGCAAAGGAAGACCCGATGGGCAGACTTTCAAGTTGCTTCAAGGGATGCCGTACAAGGCAGTAATCGAGCCACAAGACGAGAAGGCATACCGCGAACAGGGGATTGACAGTTTGCTTGTACTCGCCAAGAACGATGAAGGCTTGTGCTACAGCCGGAACTTCATCTTGGAACACGCTCAGGCGATTGGGAACAAATGGATTTGGATGATTGACGATGACATCAGTTCCATTGGAACGATCATCAAAGCCCGCTTCAAGAAGTGCGATGCCCTTATCCCGCTCATGGACGCACAGATTATTGTCAACCAACCAAATTGCGCCATAGGCGCAATGCAGTATCAGCAGTTCGCTTGGTCTGCCAAAAGCCCCGCCTCACCACACGCCCGTTGCGAATCTGTGACCGCACTTCAGGTTCAGCACATCGCCGATCTGCGCTACCGATTCCGCCTCAAGCACGATAAGGACATGGTCGCGCAGGTTCACGAACGCGGAATGATCTCAATCCGCAGCAATTGGACAGCCTTTGCCAACAAATTCTCCGATAATCCTGGCGGATTGCACTCCGAATACGAGACGCGCAAAGATGAAAACGCTGCTCGCGAAGTGTTTGCAGCGTGGCCAAATCGCGCTCGGATGGAAGAGAACAGCCGTGGTCGACTTGATGTGTTGCTTGATTACAGGGGTATCTACCTTGATGCCCTACGCCGCATTCATTCCGCAAAGTGACACCATGAGATACACCCGCCGCCGCTGTCGCCGGATCAGACCCAAGGCAAGAGCCATGACCGTGCCAAGGTTCCTCATTGACAGGGAGCCACCACCGTTAGCCCCAAGGAGACTATGATGAGCAAGAACAACCCGCGCAGCGATCCACGCCCTCGCGCTAATCGCCCACGACCCCAACCGCCGGGGAAAGGGGCTAAGTCTGCCCGGAACGCGCCACCGCCTGTCTCCGCCCCGGCAAAACCCATCGTAGCCATGCCCGGACTTGAAGCACCGGGAACCGGGGAAACCATGCGCTTGATCCGGCGTTCGGTGCGTAACCGATGGGACATCCCGACCGAAGTGTTTCGTGCCGCGCCCGCGATCGTTGCCCGCATCCTTGCCGACCCGGCTACGGACATCCGCGACAAGATCCGCGCCACTCAAACACTCGCCATGCTTGACAGGAACAACACCGATTTGATGCTTGATGCCTACAGGATTGAGCGGCTAGAGGATGGGCAAAGCACCGAGAATGTTGCCCTGATCGCCGGGATCACCGAGGAGCAGATGGCGGCAGTAGCCAACTCCATCAAGCCATTAGCCAAGAAACCCACGCGTTGAGCGACAATCTTCAGAAGATCGAAGCCACCCTTGAGAGCGCACGGGAGAACCCGCTTGCTTTCACCGCGCTTGCGCTTGGGCGCAGCGTCAGCGACATTCAACGCGAACTCGTTCACATGGCACTCACCAACCATTCGTGGTATGGCGAGATTCCCCGTGGTCACGCCAAGACCACGACCATGTCTTTCACTACCGCATGGTGGCTTGGTGTTCGACCCGCTACCCGATTCAAGATCGTGAGTCAGAACGATGAAGCGGCAGGGTCAACCACGAAGTTTGTGCAAGGGATAGTGCGTTCTGACGCGTTCAGAGCAGTATTTCCAACTGTCAAGATCAAGGCAGGAGAAGAAGCCGTCACTTCGTGGAGCGTTACTGCTCCCGGATTGCCGGCACGGCGTGACCCATCTATCCAAGGCTCAGGCGTGTTCGGGCGCACCGGAGGTCGCGCCGATGTGCTGTGGCTTGATGACATCTGCGATTTGCGGAACGCGGTGCTTCAGCCGAGTCTGCGTAGCCAAATCAAAGAGGCAGTAGCCAACATTTGGATGCCCATGCTCGACCCATCGGCTGAGTATCCGAGCCGAGTTTGGAAGACAGCAACACCCTTCCACACGGATGACATAACTGCCGATTGGCGCAGACAGCACGAACGGGATAACACCCTACTGCGAATGCCATGTGTCAATTTGACAAGCCCTTGGCCTGACGTATTCACCGAGGATTATCTGCGGCAGAAGCGCGAGGAAATGGGTCCTATGGCGTATGCCCGCGCATACGAACTGATCCCGCTGTCAAGTGACCTGATGGTGTTTCAGCCATCGTGGATGCAGTATTACCGCAACGGTGAGATCCCAATCAACACCCGAACCATCGCGGCAATCGATTGGGGCTATGGCAAGAAGGAACAAGAGCGCGGCGACCCCGACTACTCCGTCTGCATTGTTGGCGAGGTAGACGCGCAGCGGCGGCTATACCTCACCGACATCCTGCGCGTGCGCGAACCGTTCCCGGTGTTCGCCCGAATGGCGGCAGAATTGCTGCATCGGCGCGGTGCTTCCGTAGTGCTAGCCGAAGCAAACGGTCCTCAAAAGGGCATCTTCGATCAGTTCCGTGAGATCACCAAGCAGCCAATGGTTTCCGTTGAGCGCACCAAAGACAAGCATTTGAGGGCAGCGGGAGCGCAGCCGTTCGTGGCGAGTGGCAAAATGTTCTTCCCGAGCGACAACGATGGGCGCATACAGCCATCGTTTCAGGCAGTTCAGGATGAACTATTGGCATTCCCTGCGGGGTCGCACGATGACACGGTCGATGTAGTGGTAGACCTATGCAGCGAAGCCGTGCGCGGAAGCCTGTCAAGTGGGGATACGAAGGTCAACCGCATTGAGAAGCAGGACGCGATCGGAAGGATGTTTGGCAACGGTCCTGTAAGGAAACCGTTTTTCGGGTGAGATCAATACACTAACCGCATGAACCAAGGAAAGACCAACATGGGACGAATTGAAGAACTTGAAGCGATCTTGAATAAGCCGCTTGTGCGCAACAACGCCAAAGAGATGATGAGGGCAGCGATTGAGGCGATTGCTTTAGCGAAGCGTGTTGGTGATGATGACCTGTTGGCGTTCGCGGAAGAGATCAAGAACGAGATCAAGACGATGGCTGCTCGTCATGCGGAGCGATTGAAAACGAGGACGGAGAAGGGATTGAAGAGTTTTCAATCTCGCATTAAGGCTCGTCACAAGAATCATGTTCGATTGCTTGCTGCGAAGCCCGCTGAGAAGGTTGAGTTTGCACCTATCGCGGGAAGAACCGGAGTGAACGACCGAGAGAAAATGGTAGTGATCGATCAAGCCATCAAAGCCTCGGGCATGGCGGAAATGGATATCAAGAAAAACTATCCTGACATCCGCCAATCAATTGAAAGAATCCGCAAGAATCCGGGTTTCTACTCATTGAGGGATGCGGAGTCGCTCGCATATAAGATCAAGCAACTGAAGGCGATGTCTTCCCGCCCCGGCTTGAAGGTTGAAATGGCGAATGCGCCTACGTCATCTTCTATCAACACGATGCGTGATGCGATGTCTAAATACCAAGCGCGACTGAAGCGTAAGGATCTTGCATACGGCGAACGGGATGCCATTCGCGATGATTTGAAAGCGTTAACCAAAATCCTGACTGCGATTGAAACCGGAGATGCTAGTAAGACGAGCCGTGTTTTGGAATCATCTGACTTTGGTCTGTGGAAATTTGTACCCAAGTCCATTATTGATTGGGCAAACAAATCAACGTCCTCACGCCCCGGCGCGAAAGCGAAGTTTGAAACCTATCCCTCAGATGAGGCTGAACCTTGGGGGCATGACGTACCGCGGTCAGCAAAGGATCTAGAAGAGTCTATTGCCTTTTGGACAGACTATGCCAATCGCCTCGATAAAAGTTTGTTGGCTTATCCAAAAGCACTTAGCAAAGCAAGTGGATATAAAAAAGAGAGTTTGCTTCGGGAACTTGAGAGGAAAAAGAGCGACATAAAGAAGGTGAAAAAGATCGTCTTGGAGTATAAGGCTCTTCTAGCAAAACTCAAAAGCAACCCAAACATGAGTCACATTAATGGCAAGGGCAGGTTGATAAAGTTGCAACGCTCTGTTTACCCCGCTGCAAAGCGAAACAGGCTCATTGACCCAAACAGCATTAACAGTTGGGAAATTCAAAGAGGTCAAAAGATTACTTCTGCGGGCAAGGGAACATGGGCATTTACTGACCCTTATGGCAAACTTGTAATTGTGCCAATCCTTGGGACATTCAAGGAAGCGGTTGCTTGGCTAAACAAGAACGGCGATTACAAACATTCTAACGATTACTACAAAGTTCAAATGTCTCGCCCCGGCGTGAAGGTCAAGTAATGAACATGAACGCCGAATCAGTTGCCAAACGAGCAGCCGCTTCGGGGCGTTCGTTTACTCAACAATGGATGCTTGACAACCAAGCGGAGCGTGATGCCTATGTGAAGCAGCGCGATGCTGCTGAACAGAAGCGGGCGTTAAAGTCAGCGGTTAACAACTCGCCGGAAGTCAAACAGGCTGAAGCGAACTTGGCAAAGGCAAAAGCGGATCTTGCAGACTTTGAGGTTCGCCGCCGCGCTGCGGAGATTGCGGGCGAACGCCTTGCACAGCGGGAACAAGAACACGCCGCTTTGACCGCCAAGTTGGAGCAGCAGAAACGCGAAGCCGATGCCCGTGTTGCCAAGTTGGCTCAAGACAGGCAAGCAATGGAAGCCCGTCACGCCGCAGATAACAAGGCAAGGGAAGAGCGCACCGCTGAGTTGAAGCGCAAGATGGAAGAGAGCAAAGCGATGTATAAAGGCAACACCACGATTTCAGCGTCCCTGTTAAGAAAGATGAGAACACGATGAGCGCATTCTTTGCCACTCAGGCTGAACAATCAATTGGGGTTGTGCTTTCACAAAGAGCCTCAAATAATGTTCCGTTATATCCGTATCGTGGAACAGTAATTACTAGATGGCAAGCGTTTGCAGCGGGCAAACAAACATTTGGGGTTGATGCATATGTAACTCAAGCAACTGAAATAACAACTCAATATTTCTATGGGGTAACTGATGGATCTGTTAAATCATTTGGATCAACAGTTTCGGCTGATGTTAATGAAATAATCCCGTTTCAAACGGGTAGTTTTGTTCAATTGCAGGTAGACGAAGATGTTTTTACGGGCGATTGGTTGTTCTTAAAAGAAGGAGCCGAAGGGAAATTTGCTGCTTCGTTTACTCAATCAGTAATGCCCCCGCCGCCGTTTTACTTAAATGATGCAAGAACATTTGTTGCTCTTGAAGATGGAGCCACAGATGAAATTATTTGGGCTTATAGAATTTCATCGTTTCAAGTTAGCCAATATGTCCTTAACCCGTATCCGGTTTAACAATGGCAGCACCTAATAACAGCGTTACTCTTATCGCAAGAGCACCAATACTTCCATACAGCATGGTCTATGTGCCTAATGGGTATGGCGCATTCTCGGTATTGCCTACTCCAACTGCTCCAATTGATCCTATAACAGGAACCGTAATCCCCATTGGAGTAACTGATGGTTCAGTTTCAGATCCAAATGGAGTTTATCACGCGTTAACGGGAGAGCCTGTTACTTTGCAAAGAGCAAGCGTAGTTCTACTTAGGGCGGGAAATACAATTGAAGTAAAACCTGTGGAATATTCAACTGACGGAGTTGCTTGGCAAAATCTACCTCCGTTTGTAATTTCTACAACTTTTAGATTTGCTTTTTATCAAGCGTTGGAAAAGGCATTTGTGGGTCAATTGTTTCAAGCAATTCGAATTGGGTCTGCAGTAAGAAGACCGGGACAAAGCGCATAATGCAAACAGGAAATTCAGTACCTCAATTAGTAGCCGCTCTACCAATTCTTCCATATTCATGTGTAACAATGTATGGGGCTTGGGTAGTTGCTCCCTCTGAATTTGTTAGTGATGTAATTATTGGAATAACTGATGGATCAGTTTCAACAGCAAGTGGAACCTATCACGCTTTACCCGGAGAACCTGTAAAGTTTCAATCAGGTCAAATAGTAATTGTTCGGTTGCAAAAGACACTTGATCCCGGAACAAATAACTTTACTTGTCAAAGGGGAGCCCCCTTGCTCGTATCAAGAGGCACGGGTGGTGCGGTAACCGGAGATCCTTGGATTCCCAATTCTCCTTCTGAATATGTTCCTATTCAACTTATTGCTTTTGAGAGTTATTCCCTTGAAGATTTCACGGATATGCCGTTGGTATACGCATTTAGATCTGCTGAACATGTTCCATCAAGTACCTAATCATGAATGACAACCCACTAACAAACGGTCTGCCTCCTGCCAAGCGTCCCCGCAAGCCACTTCCGGCTCCGGTTGATCGCGGCATTCAGCAGCCACTAGCAACGAGCGTTGAATTACAGCGTTCGTTCTTTGCGTCAGCAGACAAGATGTTGCGGAACAGCAGCATTGCGTATCGGCTGAATCCGCAGTATCAGCAAATGATGCGGGCAGACGCGGACATTGAAGGTGTGTTGCGTTCGCTTCAAGTCACGCTTGCCTCGCTTGAGTGGGCAATCATTTCAGCGGATGACGATGACGAGCGCACGAAAGCGTTTGCAAAGCGCATCGGCGAAATCTTTGATGCCATGCCGCGCCGGAGTGATTTCGTTCGTTCAATGCACGAAGCCGTTTGGTACGGGAACGCCGCTTGCAATTTCGTGTACGCCAAGGATGAGCGATTAGGCATCATGGTCAAGGAGTGGTATCCGTTCCATCCTGACACGCTTGCCTACGATCAGCGCGGAAACCTTGCCATGCGCGTGGGTGCAGCATATAGTGCTAGTGGTCCTTCCGAACAGAACATCGGGTTTGATGCGCGGGTTCACATCTTTACTGAGGTAGAGCGCAAGGCTGTCATTCTCCATAAGGTGTTCATCAACGCACCGGACTTCAATGACCCGAACACCTCCGAATCAATCTATCGCGGCGTGGGTGCGCGTGACATTTGTTGGTTCATGTGGCTTGCCAAGCAAGAGATCCTGCAAGATGCCATTACCTACGCGGAGCGATACGCGATGGGCATTCGCGTTGGTTACTACCCGCTAGGACAAGACGCAGGGCGCGGCATGATGGAGAATGTCCTTGCCAACCTGACCAACGACAACAGCGTTTTGTTGCCAATGACAGGCACGGACAAGATTTACGACATTGACATCAAGGAGCCGAACGCCGGACGAGCGCAGATCTTCTTGGAGTTGGTGAATTGGTTCTCCGGCAAGATCAAGGAAGCCATCCTTGGTCAATCGCTGTCAAGCGAAACGGGTGGCACAGGCATGGGCAGCGGAGTCGCAAGTCTCCACGCCGACACGCTTTCCCGAATCATCCGGTATCACGCTGACGCACTAGCAGACAGCATGACTACGGATTTTGTGCGCGTTGTGGCCAAGATGCTTGGGGCTACGGACAAGGAAGCATCCGCGCTTCGGTTTGTGTTTGCCCCTGAACGTCCTGATCCAAAGGATCGGTTGGAAGCCATTGAGAAGTTTGTGCAAATGGGCGGGCGCGTCAGCGAACGCGAAGTGCGTGACCTGCTTGGACTCTCACAGCCCGCTACTGACGAGCCGATCCTCGGCGCGGAGAAGAGTGGCAACCCGATGAGCGACATGATGGGAACACTCGCCGCTTCTGAAGAAGATCAGCCTGAAGCGAACGCGCCTACCGCCTTTAGCCGTCGTGCATGGGTCTAATGGCACAGCGTTCTATCGCTGATCTGTTTCGAGCCATCTACGCTGATGGCGACAAGGCTTACCGCGCTGCGGTAGCGGCGCAGGTTGTTAATGAGAATCCCGAGGAGGCTTGGGACACGTGGCAGAACAACACGGCTGCGCTGTTGTTGATTTCTTGGGCGGCGGGAGCGCACGCTAGTCTTTACACGGCAAAGGTTAAAGTCCAGAAACCTGCAAAGCCTGTCACGTTTGACCGTGATATGCCGGATTTCCTTCTTCGCTTTGAGGGAGGAGCCGCAAAGCAGGTCGTTCAGCGTTACATGGATTTGCTGCCTATCACCCGTGAGCGTTGGGTCGCGTTAGTTGACTATGCGTTTCAGGCAGCGGGCGAGATGCGTTCTGACGAAGCAGCCACGGCGTTGCTGAAGATGGTTGACCGCAGCCCTGAACTTGCCAAGATCATTTTCCCGGCGGCGGCAGGAGCCAAGCCAAAGCCCGTTCCCGGCATGAAGGCGGTGGTCGGTCTGCCCGAAGAAGTGAAGCAGCGGCGGACTCCGGGCGTGCAAACGGTGGTGCAGGGGACGTTCTTTGTTACCGGGATGAACCAACGGCAGATTAAGTCAGTCCGGAACCTGTTGGCGAAGACCATCAAGGGTGAGGTCACGACCTCCGTTGCCGGAAAGAAGTTGCTTGAACTCGGCGTTGGTGATTTCGTTCAACAGAGCGTGATCGCCACGGGAACAGACTTGACAGCCGCTCGTCTTGAAACCGTCTACCGAACCAACCTAAACCGGGCGCAGACGCAGGGTCGGCTTGACATTTGCCGCGACGATACCGTCAAGGCATTCGTGCCTGTGATGCAGTTTCGGGCTACGAAAGACAAGCGGACGCGCCCAACCCACAAGGCGATGCATGGCTATGTTGCCACGGTAGAGCAGATTGACAACCAAGGAATCCCTGCCCCGCTCGGCTTCAACTGCCGTTGCTCTTGGGCTCCCGTGTCCTTGTTCACCGCCGTTTCAAACGGATGGGCTACCGAAGACGGGCGACCGAATTACGATGGGATCAGGAAGCACAACGGGCAGCGGCAAAGATTGATTGACAGCGGCGCAGTCCCCGACCCCGGTTTCATCTCCGGATAATTCAACACTACATATGGTGGTTTCTAAGAAAGACGATACTATGGAGAGCATGAGCAACACTCGTCAGGAAATCGCGAATCGCCTTGGTTCACTAGCCCACCCCGGCGTGAGCGAGAAATTCGCTTTGCCTACAGGAGTTGTTGAGGGAATTGAAAAGGGAATAGCGAAAAACTTGAAGATGTCCGAGCAAGCCAAACGTAAGGGTCAAGCCGACAGAGTGCAGTGGTATCTTGATGATGCAAAAGATCTCACAAAGATCAAGCAAGCGATTTTGCGCGGTGACGGTGGTGAGAAACACGCTAAAAAAATCGCAGACATGATTTGGAATCTCGACACCGCAGTTCGAGGAGATTGCGGAAGAGCCTGTATCAATTGGGCATCAAAAGCGGCTGACGAGCCAATCAATTACTCTCGTTCCGGCGCGAAGACAACCATGGGAATGAAACTCGTCAAGACTTTCCCTACAAGCAGTCAAAACCGAAGTGCCAAGATTTACCGAGACAGCGATTACAACGCTTATCTTGTGAAGTTCTACGACAACGGTAAGTACAACGCGAATGCGGATTACGAGACCGACGATCTTCAAGATGCTATTGGTACTGCTGAGTATTCAATCAATCGCGTTTACGCAGCGCGTCCCGGATCAAAGGCGAAGTTTGCCGCTGTGTTAACCACGCGCCATTACAAACAACTCAATGAAGACAGTAAATATATGTCGGAGGAAATCGTTCGATTGAAGAACGATATCGCCCACATGACCCAAAGAATGTTGGGCTTGACGAGCGGATCTGAAAAAGAGTTGTTAGTCGGCAAGATTCAAACGCAAACGCAGAAGATGAAGGTTGCTCAATCTAATCTTGCTGATTACACGGCTCGTCTTGACAAACTCAATAGAACCGGAGGCACATACGCATCGCGCCCCGGTGCGAAAGCAAAGATGGCAGCGGCTTCGGGCGCGCCTGATACTTCTATGTTCGCTGATCGAATCAGGAAGTACGCCGCTCGTAATTCCAAAGATGAAATGGTTGACGCGAAAGTCATCAAAGAAGATGTACGCGCACTCAACGCTGTGCTGATGTATGTGAAAGCGGGCGACCGCAATCGCGCTGTGAAGTGGGTAGACAGCATGGACACCCTTGTCAGCGATGTGATTCCGCGCTCTATTTACAATTGGATCTACAAGGGCTATTCAGCACGCCCCGGCGAGAAGGCAAAGTTTGGTTTGCGATATGTGAAAGTGCTTAAATCAAAACCTTGCCTCCCGAGAGAAGCCCGAATCTTCCAAGACACAGACGACAATTCTTATTTCGTGAAATACTTCGAAAACGACAATGTCGTTAAAGAGGATGAAGTAGATTCTCTCGCGAATGCGATTAACAGCGCACAAGCATTCATCAAAGCAGGTACGCGTCCTGCGTTCTCGCGCCCCGGCGCGAAAGCGAAGTTTGAAGCAACAGGATCAAAGAAATACTTTCTTGGTGAACTTGACACCATTATCGCGGGCATTTCTAACATGAACCGCCTGTTAGAAAAGCAAGCAAAAGGAAACCCGAAAATCAAAGAGGTTTCGACTGCGCTTAACAAAGCCGAATCTGTGATGGTAGCCGCTGAATCAAAATTGATGCAAATTGATTTCTCCCGCTCCGGCGCGAAGGCGAAGTTTGGAAATGTTGATCGCCTTGAAAGTTTGATGGCGGCTTGCTATCGCGCTTTGAAGAACAACGACAAAGCGGCAGCGAAGCGTTTGATTGAAGACGCAAGCAAGGAAATTGATTCAAGCATTCCTGCGTACATAGTCTCTGAATACAGAGATTTGCGTCGTTCAATGCACAACTCGCGCCCCGGTGCGAAGGTCAAGTTTGAGTACTCGCAATCTGATTACATGGCTTTGCGTAGGTACTACCAATTGGCTATGACGGGCAACCCCGATGTGTTTGAAGA